TTTAAAACATCATTCATTTTCTTACTCTTTACGAATATACTGTTTTTCAATCGGCTTGTAATGATATGCCCGCGTCCTGTTAGTCTTAATTGTGCCTCTGTTTTGATCTTAAAAGCTACTTTCATCAAAGCCCGATAAGCAGATGCACCCCCGTTAACCTTCAATGCTTCAAATTGCCTGTTTATATTGTCAATGGATGCTTGATCTACTGTCATCATAACCTTTCGCTTGCAATTATTTGAACTTCTTTTTTCGCCTCGTCTAATTCCTTAATTTGTGCTATCCTGAAATATCTGCTTTCGTATTGTAACTCTTTAACACGTGTAATGTCATCAGATGAAAAGTATTTAAACGAAAAACGATAAGCGGCGGTAGATGTTTCAAGGCCATAACTAAGCATTTCTGACATTGAAAGCTGATTTGCTGAACACCATGTTTCCCGTGTTGTTGGCGTGCCTTGCGTAAAGCCCCCAATACCATCGGCGGTTAATGTTCCGGCTGTTATAATCGTAATTCGTCTATTTAGCTTACCTGTGTTCATTATTGCATACAATATTTAGCCAAATTCGCATAAGCATTTTCATTCAACTGAACAATAGAACCTTCAAATGTATTGCCTCTGTTCCTGAGCTTTTCATCAATGATTTTCAACATTTCAAGCTTAATACCATCGGGGCAAACACCCGCTGTTTCGTATTTGATGTAAATTCCTGAATCGGCTGCATTGGTCACATAGGTAGAATCAGGATAAATAATAAACTGATTTAATCCGGTCTTTTGGTATGCAGTAGAAACAACCCCGTTTAATTTAACCTCTGTTATCGATCCATGTGCGGGATATGGTAGTTTAATCTCATCTGCAATTTCTTCATCAAAGTATTCAATTGTCTTTGTGGTTATTGCTAAGCCTGTGAACAGTTCAATTTCTTCGCGCACACCTTTAATCAGCAAAGTGATTAACGTATCCTCATCAGTATAGTCAATCTTGCAATAAGTTTTGACCTCGGCGGCTGTTATTGGTTCTGTTGTTACTGTTCCGAACTTTATTTGCATGACTTATTTTTTAGGTTTGCGGCCTCTTTTAGACTCTTTTGTGTATTCCGGTACAATTGCCTTATTTTCATCAATCGGCTCGATATATCCTTTTTCAAGCATATGATTAAGCGCGTTTTGTGGCACGTTCACAATTTCACCAACTTTAACCCCTGCATACTCTTTTATGACTTTAAACATGATCTTTAATTTTAACGTAGTATTTGCTCTGAGTTTACGATTCCCGAATGTTTTTGTCCGTTAATATCGCACCTTACTACGTTTGTTTGAGCCTGACAAAGGAGTCGAACCTTCACGCGTCACAAAATGAGGCTAATCATTTTGTCTACTCTACCAATTGAGCTAATCAGGCATATATCCGGCATTTCACCGGATAAGTTTTTATTGCTTTCGCTTGATAATTAAACCACCTGTAAGATTAGTAACACCCGAACCCGAACCTACACACTTCATTCGAATATACTTAAACGGATAGTCTGATAAGTTCCAACTGTAAGTAGTTGCAGCCCCCGCGTTGTTGATAGTCGTACTTGTGCCATATTCAAACCAATTAGTACCATCGTTTGAGGTCTGAATAGCAGCGGTTACTGTTGGAGTACCTGAAGCGTTAACGGCTTTCAACTGAATGCCTACTGTATAGTTCAAAGTCAGTGCAACTGGAGAAGCGATTACCATATACTCAGTTTCAGTATTGGTAGTGGTGTCATTTACAAAGGCAATTACTTGCCCAGGCTGTTGAGCATTGCTGAAAATTGCCAACAATGCGAAAAAAGCGATTAAAATAAAATTTTTCATTTCTTTTTAAGGTATTAAGCCCCCGAAGGGGCTATTAGATTAAACCAAAGTAATAGCGGCAATTGATGCAGTAACGTCTGCAACATGAATAACTGCTGTTTTGTCAGCGGCTTCAACAACCAACTGATTACGCAAGAACATTACGGCGGTGTAAGCATCGTCAACAAAGTCGGTTCCGTTCATCTGTGAGAACTTCACTTCTGGGTTACGTTTCCACCATAACTGAATCTTTGCAGAATCGGCAACGGTCAAAGTATTTTGAGTTACACTATTGGTAATAACAACCTGAAGGCCGTTAATAGTGTAGTTTCCGTTTACGTCCTTAACGAACAGGTATTGCCCGTTAATATCCTTTGCAGTTTTCAAAGCGAACCAATCCTGAGGATTAATCCAAACGATATTCAATCCACGTTGTTCAGCTACAGCGGCCTGGAGTACGATTGCATCCATCAAGTCACCAATATTGGCGTTAGCTACTTTTTTGGTAACTACTGCACTGTTGAAAGCAGTTGCATGTCCTTTAATGCCATAAATATGGTTAGGGTTAACACCGTCTGAACCATTGCCTCCGTATGCTTCAGTGTCAACAAATAACATCGCTTTTTCTTGCATTTTCATACGGAAAGCAGATGCGATATAATCAGCATCTTCCAAAAGTTCAGCGGTTAACGGCAATTTTGCACTGATCTTAGCCATTGCGCGGCTCTTTTCAACTGCTGTTCCTGTATCGGCTGTTGCTTGGCCTGTTCCTTCTGAAACGTAACCAACATGAGAGGTATAGGCGCCTTCTACCCAAAGAACGCGGTTTTTATTGTTTCCAATAGTGCCGGCATTCAAATAAGGCAAGAAAGCCAAAGCTTTTTCAGGTGCAAATTTCACGTTCAATTTCTGAACGGTCAAATTTACAGTTCCGGTAATGTTGGAAGTGTCAGCTTTTACTTCAAATACCTTGTTTGTTTTGAATCCGTCAGCTTTTGCAGCCTTGAACTCTTTTGATTCCAATAAATCACGGATACCTTTTTCAAGGGTCTGGGCAGCTTCTTCATGAATCTGAATTTTTGATGCTTTCTGGATCATGATGTTTTGGTCATCCAACTGTTTCTGCATTTCGGCACGTTTGGCCTCCATGTCATCAATACTTTTTTTCAATTCGAGTGCCTTTGCTTCTAAATTAGCATCGATAGCCTTTTGCATTTCGGCTTGTTTTGCCTGAATCCCTTTTCCGTGGGTTTCTAAGGCTTCTTCCAATTCTTTCTTTTCCACTTTTTGTAAATTTATGAGTTTAACAATTTTAATATGTCATCTGCTTTTAAAGTAACTTCTTCTTCCTGCGGTTCTGTCTTTAATTGAGCGAGAACGGAAAGCGTTAAGCCCTTAAGCTTCATCAATTCATAGTTTGTATTTTCATTCCTGACAATTGCAATCAATCGGTTAAATTCCTTTTCAATAAAGTTCTTTTGATCTTCGCATTTCATGTTTTCGACCATTGCATACTCATTCATAGCAATAGTTACAATACTGACTTCATACAGCTTTATTTCAGTTATAACCCTAACATTTTTGCCGCCAATCTGTTCGTAATGCGATTCAATGACTTTGTAACCGATTGAAAGTTCCTTGTAAATTTCTTCTTTCAGCTTTATTTGTAGGTCATCCTCGGCCGCGCTAATCATTACAGATAAAAACAATCCTTTTTCATCCTCTTTGATTTCCTGAATCTTGCCAACTGCATTGTAAATATCATGTTGAAAACAGAAAGCAATACGGCCTTTCCTTTCAATCAAAGTCTTTAAAAATGCACCTTGTTTGATCTGATCGTTTCCGTCATCAATATTATTGAAAATAGCCCCGTAACCGTATATAATCAAATTGCCTGAGTCATCAGACTTGAATTGAGTTATAGAGAATGACTTAAATTCTAGTTCTTTCATTTCTTAATGTATTTACGTCCAAATTTACAAATATTTATTTGTGTTTTGCAACATACGATTAAAATTTTATTATTCGTGCTATTTAAACGATCTCATGTAAAATAGTACAACGGCAATTCACAACTTCTGAAGCCTCCCCGTTAGGGTCTCCCGGATACAACAACCCATTCCCGAAAGTTTCATTAGGTTTCAATCCTTCTTTATTTATACTTTCTTGTTCTGCTAATCTATGCGAGTCCCTTACGTGTTCTAGTCGCGAAGTTGACCAATACTTACGATATTCTAATCCAGTTGATTCGGCTGCATAACTAGACGCTTGATTGCTTGCTGATATCATTTCAGTTTGCGCGATACCTTGCGCCCGCGCTCGTACATTTCCGGT